CAGCACCGTCCTTCAACTTACCGCCCAACTCTTTCCAAGACTTCGTAATCGGAACGATGGTGGTGCGGCAATTGAAATGCCAAGGCGGCGGCCCGGGGTAGTCTATTTTGACCGGCGATTCGGACAAGGGTTTGCCATCTAGCCCCCACAGGGCACCGTCTCTACTTTTGCAAAGATCGGTTGTGCGCAGATCGAGCGTGGCAACGGCCATACGTGCCCTAACGATGTCTTGGTTGGCGTCGATGGTCTCGTCTCGGACGGCGTTGCTAACGGTCTGGATGCTGGTGCGCACGAGGGCTTCCGCGTCCCTCTTGGACACCGACATAATGCCCCCGATGCGCTGCTGCACGATCACTTTCTCGCCGTCGATATCAACCACACGCACCTTGCCCGTGGCCGCGCCACGGATTCGAGAAACGATCTGGTCGGTGGTCTCTCCCGCCCCCACACCGAGACGGACTTGCTGGGCGAAGCTATTGCGTAGCTTCGTGGTTTGCTGGTCCCACCACTCCTTCTGTGGCATGCCCCGCAGCATTGTGGTGTCGGTCAACCGTTTTAGTTGTGCCGGGGTCAGCACAACCGATTCCACCAAAACCTCGAACACTGTTGGAATCAACTTGCCCAACCATTTTGCTTCAATGTCGACCAGCTCGGTAATGTGGCCGTTGACGTAGTCGACGGTGGTCTTGTAAACTTTCGAGATCGACTTTCTCGCCTGTGCAATCAAAGCCTCTTGCCGCGCCCTTTTCACCGTTTCTTTGCCATCAAGACCAGCGGCCCTGATTTTATCTTCCAACTCTTGCGACAGCGCGTCTAAGTAATCCGCGACCCGTCGCGACGTACCAGAAGCAAACCTATCGAGATCGACGGCGTGTGCCATGATCTTATCGAAGATGTCATCGTTGATCGGCATGCGTCGAGACTATCTTGTCAAGCGCCGTTGGCAGCGGGGGTGTCGGGTTGTGGGTTGGAACCGGCTCGGGCTTCTGGTGCCGGCGCGGGCTCGGGGAGCGTGGTCGTTGCCAGCAAGGACGCCCGCTCATCGTCCAACGTCCAGTCTTCGGGGTACATACCGGCACGGGACAGATTGTAGAAATAAGCCTCGAAGCTCATGGCTCCGCTCTGCAACGCGGACACCATCGCGGTGATCTTTTGAGCGTCGAGATTGCCCGGCAGGAACTCATCGTTGAGGTCAAACACGATCTCCGCTTCAAAGCTACCACTCTGCCAAAAGTATGCGAACCGCAATGCCTTCTTGATGCCGTCAGAAACGGCGTGTGCCACGGTCAGCAAAGACCCCGATTCGCCCGAATGACGGAGCTTGACCGTCTCCGCCGCCTCAACCCCCGGACGCGACTCCTCCAACAGACGGGCACCCAAGACCGCCATCTGCCCCTGCTTTTGTTCCAGCGCCTCACGCAGCGACGCCAACCCCGCCCCGGTGAATTCCAAAAACCCCGCGTGCGCATTGGGATCATCAGAAACCCACACCACCGACGAGCCGATCTTGTACGTTTGCTTGATCGAAAACCCAGCGGCCCACGCGGTAGGCAGGGCGGTGAAGTGTCGCCCGTGTTCTAGGTCCGCGGACGTTCTGTAGTGCGAGAGGTTGATGTTGATCAGATCAAGAATCGGGGATCGTTCGACTCGGCTCGACAACCCACAAGGGCTGACAAACACGAAAGGAATCTCGTTCAATGCCTTACCACCCGCCGCCGCCAGCACACGCTCTTCTACCAGAAGCCAATCCTCAGCGGTGGCGGCCCCGGCGGTCTTTTGTCGGTAGAGCTGGAAGAGAACGGTGGGATTGGCGGTCTCCGCATCCTGCAGCACGAAAACCCGTAACTGCCTCTTCGTCTCCACGGCGAACCCGTTGGGCTCTTCGTGTGCTTCTTGCAACACCAACAGCGTGAGGATCTTGCGACCACCGATCCGCTGTTCTCGCCAGTTGATGATGTTTTCGGCGTAGTAGATGGCTACATAAGGTGTGTCCCCGTCTGCCACGTCCACCAAAACACCGACCCGACCGAGAGAGAGTACCTCGGTCAACAGCTTTTCCGCGAACACTTCGATATGTTCCCCATCACTCCCAAACGAGCCCAGCAGAAAATCGAGCTTATCGGGAACCTTGATCTCCGGCGGCTTACGCATCACAGCGCCGACCAGCCCAGAGACAGTGCGGCGGGTAGCGTTGTAATACGTCGCCCTCGCCTTGTAAGCGTTGTATTCTGAGATGTCTTGTCCACCGAGCATGGGAAGGTAGACCAACCCCTGTTGTTTGATCTTATCCTCACCCTCTAGCGCGTCGCGGCACTTCTCCCACATGGAAAGACTTGCCGTGTATTCGGGGTGTGGCGTGCTCGGCGTGGTGGCGATGTTGTTAGACATTTAGTGCCCGATCAGCCTAGGTTGCTCGATGTTTTCTTTAGCCACCGGGTAAAGGTAGCAAACCGGGTAAGAGAAGGCGTCGAGCAGGTGGCTCATGTGCTCGTCCTTGGCAAGCCTCTCGTAACTATACTGACGAAGGTACTTGATCAGTAAGCTGCAATCTGGTGAAATTGTGATCGTTTTGTTGCTTAGCTTCGCGTTTGTGGCGTTATACCGATCCCGCCGCTTGGGAGACTGCCGTGGTGCCACGATCTCCAGCCCAGCGTCTTGGATGTACCAGAAATCGGTCTTGCCCGCCGGGGCGCTCGTCGCCCTCGCAATACCCGTGGCGTCGGGATAAGCGGTGTGCAATGTCGGGAAATCCTCGAGTAGGGCACTACAGAGATAAGGCGTGTCAGCGTTGGGGAGCTGGTACTCTCGAATGAAGTGCATATGATCGCCGGCGCGCCAGAACACGGCGGCACTCATGGGATTGACGTTGAAATCGATACCGACTCCAAGCTCCGCGTCTGGAGGACACGGCCGGACTTGCACGTTGTCGTCCGAGAACCCGTAGTAGACCACGCCCTCCGCCAAGTTGACAAACTTCCCATCGACGTAGGCGCCCACCGCCTTCGGGTCGTATGCCGCTTCAAGTCTTCTGGTGTAGGACGGATCGATCAGCACGTTGTCTCGCGTTGAAGCGCGAACGAGTCCCACGTCGTTGGCATCTTTCTTCTTTCCCAAACACAGATCATATCCCCAATTGAGCTGCTCGGGGGTGCCCGACAAGCAGATCTCCTTGTGAGCCGCGTCCGGGTGACGGACACGAGCCACCATCTGTGCAAACACCTCTTCGTCCATGATGAAAGGCTCGTCGATGTACGCGGCCCCCAGATTGGGACCGCGGAGCGACTCCAAGCGCTCCCCCGAATAAAAGATAATGTGACCGCTGCGGCCCTTGTAACGGATCTTGAACTCATGCGTGGACCGGAAATACATCCACCAGAACGCCTCACCCAGAAGCGCACGTTTGCCCGAGAGCAGCTCGCACAACGTCTGGATCGTGGTATGTCGTGCCAGTGCGAAAGTAGGAGACACCACGGTCACCGGCACCGGCGCATTCTGTAGCGCGGAAGCGATGGCCCGCTTGCAGAGGTTGATCGTCTTGCCAGATCCGTAGCCCGCCACCAGCACCTTGACGAAGTTGGGCAGCCGCCACCACGCCCGCTGATACGGCAGCATGCCCCCGCGAATCAGCTTGCCATCCTCGTTGCGCTGTGGGTCATCCTGGCGCCAAAACGGCCCAGACTGCGGACCAGAAAGATCGGGGCGGGACACCGATGCCGCTAGCTCTTTGTGGAAATCCAAGGTCACAGGAAACGCTCGTCGGGCGTGTGTACTTCTTCGGCGCCGCCGGACGGCTCGTTGCGCCCGAAGTGGCGCCGGTCGCGGCGCTCCAGAATCGCAAGATCCCTGATCCATGTTCTTTTGCTGCTGGTGTGCAACCGATTGACCATGGATACACGATACCGGGCGCCTGCCCGACGAAACTCGGCAACAAACTTGCCGAAGATCCAATGCTCTTTCGGTTCTTGGTTGCCTTCGATGTACAACTCGCCGAAGCGGAGCCACCGATGGAACGATGTCTTCGGAACAAGCAGGTAGTCGCAAACCGCGTCCGGTGGATGACCCTGTGCGATAAGATCGCAAAACTGCCGCACCAGCTTTTCCGTGAGCGCCACCTTGAGACCGAGGTCTCGCTTACGCCCTAGATGGTCGTTGCTGGGAGTAGGCACAGAAAACCGCTCGTCCAGCGACTCATCTTGATAGGGTGCGACGAGTATCTTCTTACGCTCCATCGACACACTGTAATCTCGCCATCCAACGAAGTCCAGCGTTACCTAATTACCCAACAGATAACTACCCTGCTCCCCCTTCACAACAAGCAACCCATCCACAAAATCTCCCGACGTGTGAGACCTGTGGTCCACCAGCCAGATCTGCTTTCCATACTGCCGGGCACGTTGGGAGAACACCGACAGCAAGTCTGCCACGCCCTCCCTAGATAAGTGAGCGGTTGGCTCGTCCCACACTTCGAGATTGGTATCCAGCCCGCGACGGCCACGCACCAGCTTGGACAACCCCATCGCGCCAGCAATCCTCAGGCGCTGTGCTTCACCACCCGACCAGCTCTCCCAAGGCATCGAATCATTCCGCCCCGGAGCCGAGACCGAAACGGCGAACCCTCTACTGACACCGCCCGAGGCGTTTTCCCGCTCTACGTCGAAAGAAACCGACCACCCCACTAACCCCAACTCGGTCATAGCCGACTGAACCTCCGCCTCAAACTCACGGAGCGCCGTCTCCACCACCCACAATCGCAGTGCCTTGAACTCTGTTGTCCAGTACGATGCCAGTCGCTCCACGTCCAAGACACTCTGCAATTCTTTGCGGAGCACATTCAGCTCCGCGACGTAGCTGCTCAAGCGAGTGGTGTTCTCACGGATCGTCTCGGTGTGGGGATTTTGCTCAAGAAGCAAGCGCTCCAGCGCCAGGCTACTGGATTCTACTTGTGCCTGCGCCCGAGTGGCGTCGGACGACAGTGTGCGGAGGTTATCGGGGGGCTTGGGAAGCCTACGATACGCTTCCTGCGTGGTGTCGTACTCCTTTGAACACTCGTCGTGCTGGGCACGCAGATCTGTGAGTTGGGTCGCGGGCACCACACGCCGGGCTTCTTCGTCGTCGATCTGCTTAGACAGCGTCTGTCTGCAGCCGTCGGTAGCGTTCTTCTGCAAGGGACGCCGGCACGTGGGACAGACCTTGTCGGGGGCCGACAGGCTCTCGAGCTCTTCTTTCCACCTTGTGATCAGCGTGTCGTGGGACGTGACCCTGTTTTCAAGCTTAGAGATCTTGCTCCTCAAACCATCGAGACGCTCTAAGCAGGAAGCCAACCGCTCTTTGATCCCCTCCGCTGCGGCTTCAGCTCCGCGTGCCTTGTCCGCCGCTTGCCGGTACGCCGCGGATGCCACGTCGCTCCGTGTGTGTGCCTCGGCTAGCTTTGTCCGCGCCTCGCGAATACGTGATTCTTGTTGCTCATTCCACGCCTGCGAACCCGCTCTTGATCCTTTGAGCGCGGCTTCGGTGGCCTGTACCAGTCCGTCCAACCGGGCACACTCCACCTCAAGGGCCGTCTTACGAGACGACATTTCCTTAGCCTTGGCCTTTGCCGTGTCCGCGGCACGCACCCACACTTCCAACTGTAAAACATTAGAAAACATCGCCAGCTTGTCGGTCGGCGACAAGTCAAAGAACAGATTGCCGAACTGCCCGATCAGCACACAAGCGAGGAAGAGCTCGTAATCCATGCCGATCAGGGATTCCACGTCCTCTTGAGAAACATCCCGGCCGCCCTCGTCTCCCAGAGCAACGTCTACACCTTCTATGAGGCGCAGTGTGTTCGGGCGCTGCGTGCGTACAAGCTGGTACCGACAACCGGGGTGCGTAGCCAAAGAAAACAGAACCCGCACCTCTGTCGGACCACGGTAACCCGCGCAGATGACAGACGCGCCCCGCTGCCCCCGGGCTGTTTTGCCGAAAAGACACCAGCACACCGCATCCCAGAGCGAAGACTTACCGACACCGTTGGCCCCCAGCGACGGCTCACAATCGTTGCGCCCGGACACACTGTAGAGCCCCGGCGCTCTATTAGAAAACACCACCTCTGTCCGGTCTTGAAAAGACTTGAAGCCGTGGAGTTGTAGGGCTTCGATATTCATGTGCTTCCCACCACCAGCATACGTTCACCATACCACGCCAACCGCTCCTCCACTTTCTTCTGAGAGCAATATTGCTTCAGCACCTGCCGCGGGTTCAACGTCTCAATTCCTTCGGCCTTTGATCCGTCCACCGCTTCGAGCTCTTGTTCCAGCACCACGCTCCACTCCGCCAACCCCAACCCCACACACTGGCGCTGCAGTTCTTCCCGAATACTCGGCCACTCAACCGCAGATGCCCGTGGCTGCCTCACGATTACCTTGGCGTGGTCACCCGCTCTCAGCCCAGCCTTTTGTGCCGCCGCATCAAACCCCGACACCTCCCGCAAGCGTAGCACCCTTTTACGGACACTGGCAAGTTTGTACGAGACGAGGCTGTCGGGCGTGCATACGAGCGCTTGTGGCTCGTGCTCTTCTCCGTAGGCCACCGGGTGTGGCGATCCCACATAATAGACGTTGCCCACCCGTTGCGGGCGATGGATGTCGCCGGCGAGAACGGTAGCTCCGCCCACACTCTCCGCATCCAGAATGGACGGGTCTTCCCCCTGTAAACGCACGCCCCCGGCCTTGGCGCCCGTGAAGCACTGGTGCGCAAAGACATACGTTGGCGATGGTTCTTTATTCCTCAGCCTCGCAACATCCTCGGCGAGCGCATCAGAATGCGGCAGCACCCAACAAAGGCAACCACCCACTTCTACCACACCCGGCCCAACGTGGACCGAGATGGGATGTTTCGTGTTTAGATGTTCGAGAAACGAAAAGAAAACAGATCTCCGCTCGGCGTAATCGTGGTTCCCGACGATGAAGCAGACCTCCGCGAGACTGGCGAGACGGCGAAACGCTTGGACCACAGACCCCACCAGCGCCGCGGAATGCCCGTCCTTGAAATGTGTTAGATCACCCGCCAACACAACGGCGCGGGTTCTGCTAGAATGCAACTCAAGAAAGCTCACAAGCTGGTCTACCACCGACCAGCGGTAGAGATCTCGCGGCCTTTCGGTCAGGTGCCAGTCTGCGGTAAAGATAAAGCTCAAGCGCCTTCCCCCTTCGACAGTGCCACCATCTGCGCCACGTTGACGTCCGCGAGGATATCGACAAGAAGGTAGCACTTCGCGCCGATATAGGACAATTCAACGGAAGACGACAGTCCCACACCGTTCTTGCACCCGAGCCACAACAGGTTTCCGCCCCGACGATCGGTCCAGACCACGGGGCGGCGGTTGTTTTCTTTACAGACCAGAAAAGGCGATCGGGACAGCGCCATTGCCTCTCCCCGTACCTTTTCCCAGATGTCGCGGAACGTCTTGTTCTGGCCATAAACGCACAGATCGTACTCAAAACGGCGGTAGAACTTGCACTCGACCACGAACAAAGAAAGCAACCCGTGCCCATCCGGGTGAATGAGCGACACGTCGCCCGTTTGCGTACCAGAACCTCTGCTGCCGCGCCGGGTGGCCAGCCCTCCCGACGACGCCGACCTCCAGAAAACGTCATCCCGTTTGTGCTCGGTTACCCACTCGGATAGGCAGCGGCAGATCGTTCGTTCAAACGCCGACCCCTTGTGATTTCCCATCGGTCCGGGCATTACGGCCGCTCCCTCTTGGTCCGTTCTGGTCTGAACATGGCTTCCACCTCGTTCCACCGCTCTTTGACAAGAACCGCGATTCTGCCGAGCTCCGCGAAGTAATCGGCATCGTCCATCGCCGACAACTCGGTTGCCGTCTGCTTAGCCGCGTCTGCCGACAATCCTTTGTGTTCTTCGAGCCAATCGAGCATGCTAGAAGCGTCGTCCACCCCGTAACCAAACATCAGCGGGAACTCCGCCTCCCGAAACGCGGGACCGATCCTGTTCTTGTCCACCTTTGCCCGCACCTTGACACCGACCACACGCTTGATGCCAGACCGCGTCCTTTCGATTTTCCCCATCGTGTTCAGCCACACCACCTGCGAGCAATAGAACTGGAGGGCGCGACCGCCAGCCCGTTTGTCTTTCTTGCCGTACACGACGCCCACGTTATCCCGGACCTGTGACACGATGAACAAAGTCACTCGTTTCAACTCTAGCACCGTTGTCATTTTCCTGAACAACTCGCTCAGTCCCTTGGCCTTTGTCATCGCGTACGAGTCTTCTCCAACGGCACGCCCCAGCTCTTTCTCGTCGGACAGCCCGTCGAGAGAGTCAAGCACGTACAGAGCCCCCTCCCCCTCTTTCAATCGGTTCAAGAACGTATCAAGATCCTTGGCGAGGTCTTCAACCGTGCGCACATCGGTCTGCAATTCTACAGCATCAACAGGAAACCCCACCGCCTCGGCGTAGTTAGCATCAAACGCGGCCTCTGCTTCCACGTAGCGCACGCGACGTCCCGGATACTGGCGGTGATAGCTAGCGCACGCCTCGATGGCCAGCAACGTCTTGCCGGTGGCGCTATCACCGACCACGTTGACCACCCGACCCTGCGCCCAGCCACCACCGAGAGCACAATCGAGAACGGTGCTGCCAGACGGAAACGTCGGCACGCTAGTCTCAACAAGACCATAGACGTCTTTTAGTTTCGGGCGCTCGTTCATAAAGGACCGCCCGCCGGTCAAGGCGGGTCGGTCCGGGGGTAGGGGGGCTCAGTTACGTCGCCCGGGAACCGGGGTCGTGCGACGAGGCGGCGGAGGCGGAGCGTCGTCCACGTCGTCGACGTCAGCGACGTCAGCGGCACCGGGATCGGGTTCCGGTTCGGGCGGGGCAGGACGGGCGGGCCTGGAGACGGGTTTGCTCGCGCTAGGGGGCGCCGTGGTGGGTTTCGTGCCGGCGGGGCGGGTCACGGGGGGTTCCGACCCCCGTGGCGCCACGGGGGCGGTGACCCGTCGCGGC